TCTTCAGGCGGAGCGTGAAAAGCTCCATCGTGAGTTGTCCAGCGGCGAAAGCTGGGCGCTTGAACAAGCTAAACAGCGTGCTTCGCTGCAGCTTGAGGCGGCTAAGCGTAAGTATCGTGATGCTTATGAGCAGGGCGATTCTGAAGCGTTAACTGATGCACAGCAGGAATTGGCTAAGGCCACTTATCAGGCTGAAAGGGCTGAACTGTTGTCGCCGCGTTATTCGCAGCAGAATCTTGCTCAACAGCAAAACAATGCTTTACAGCAAAATGCTGGTTTACAACAGCCAAACCAACAGGTATATAATAGTCAACAGGAATCACAAGTTAGCGCATCTGAGCCCGACCAAAAGGCAAAAGAGTGGGGCGAACGTAACAAGTGGTTCGGCAGTGATGATGAAATGACCAGTTTTGCACTGGGCGTTCATCAAAAGTTGGTAAAAGACGGAGTTCCGCCTTCTACCGACGAGTACTACGAGCGTATTGATGCTCGCATGCGTGAGGTTTTTCCTGACCGGTTTGAGGACGCACAACCCTCTGCTGAGAAGGAACCTCCAAAAAGGAAAAAGCGGCAACCCTCTACCGTTGTCGCCCCGGCTGGGAGAACCCCGAAGGGAAAGAAGGTAGTGCTAACTCAGTCGCAGGTAGCGATGGCCAAGAAACTGGGAATAAGTCCAGAGGCCTATGCCCGCGAAGTACAGAAGCTGGAGGCTAACAATGGCTAACTCAACTCGAACCCGTGAAGCTCGTCCGGTTTCTCGCGAGCACGAAAATCGTGAAGCGACTGCGCGTAAGAAGCAGTGGGCACCTGCAAGTCTGTTGCCCGAGCCTGACCCCGAACAGGGGGTCTCCTTTCGTTGGATTCGCAAGTCGATGCTTGGAACGAATGATCCGACTAACTTTTCTCGCAAGGTACGTGAAGGCTGGGAAACCTGCCGTCTTGAAGACCATCCTGAGCTCAAGCTTCATGTTGATGAAGATGCTAAGTCCTCGGGTCTGGTTGAAATCGGCGGTCTTATCCTTTGCAAGATGCCTACCGAAATGATCGAACAGCGTAATGATTACTACCGTCGTAGTAGTGAGGCGCAGGTCGAGTCGGTAGACAACAACTTTATGCGGGAAAATGACCCTCGGATGCCGTTGTTCCACGACCGCAAATCCAAAGTAAGTTTTGGGCGTGGCTCATAAGAGCCTCCGTTTTTCCTTTAGGAGTGTAATCTCATGGCATATCCAACCGTTTCTGGCCCCTACGGGCTTGTTCCGGTGAAGATGGTCGACGGTTCACCGTACAATGGCGCTCAGCGCGCTTATAAGATTGAGTCCGGCAACGCGACTGAAATCTATCACGGTGATCTCGTGGCCCTCGGCACCGATGGCTTCATTGATCGGACGGCTGCTGGTGACAACATCGACTATGTCGGCGTTTTCATCGGCGTGTCCTACACCGATCCTGTCTATGGTCTGACCTTCCGCAACTACTACCCCGGCAATGTGACGGCTGATGACATCACGGCTTTTGTCGTTGATGGCGCGAACGTGCTGTACAAGGTCGCGGTGGTTGACTCCAGCGGTGACATTTCAGGCATTGCTCAGTCGGAAGTCGGCAATAACGTCGGCCTCGACGATCAGTCGCCTGTTGGCAATGACACTACTGGTAAGTCTTATGTTGCTGTTGACGATGCGTCGCACGCGAACACGGCCACGCTGCCGCTGCGTGTGGTTCAGGGCGTTGAGGAGACTAAGGATAGCTCGGGTAACTTCACCGAGATTCTTGTCAAGTTCAACGCGGGTCATCAGCTGAGCAACGCCACTGGCGTTGGCGATGCGTAAAGGAGCTTAGATCATGGCAATCTCTAGAGCACAAATGGTAAAGGAGCTGCTTCCGGGTCTGAACGCTCTGTTCGGCATGGAGTACTCCCGTTATGGTGAGGAGCACAAGGAAATCTTTGAAGAAGAGACTTCCGAGCGTTCCTTTGAAGAAGAGGTGAAGCTGTCGGGTTTCTCGGCTGCTCCGGTCAAGTCTGAGGGCGATGCCATTCAGTACGACGCGGCGCAGGAAGCCTACACGGCTCGCTACAACCACGAGACGATTGCTCTTGGTTTCTCGATTACTGAGGAGGCCATGGAGGACAACCTCTATGATTCCCTGTCTTCGCGTTATACCAAGGCGCTTGCTCGTGCGATGGCCTACACCAAGCAGGTCAAGGCGGCCTCGATCATGAACAACGGTTTTGATTCCAACGTCACTTATGGCGATGGGCAGCCGCTGTTCTCGACCGACCACCCGCTTGTTTCGGGCGGCTCAAACTCCAACACCCCGTCTACTGCGGCTGATCTCAACGAGACTTCGCTTGAGGCTGCTGTCATTCAGATTTCGGGTTGGACTGATGAGCGCGGTCTTCTTATTGCGGCACGTCCGCGTAAGCTGATTGTTCCGCCGAGCCTGATGTTCGTTGCTACTCGTCTCCTTGAGACCGAGCAGCGTGTTGGCACCGCCGACAACGACATCAACGCCATCATGAACAACGGGTCGATCCCCGGTGGCTATAGCGTTAATCACTTCCTTACTGATGATGACGCATGGTTCCTGACGACCGATGTTCCGAATGGCCTGAAGCACTTCGTTCGCACCCCGCTGACCACCAAGATGGAAGGCGACTTCGATACGGGTAACGTGCGCTACAAGGCGCGTGAGCGTTATTCCTTCGGCGCGAGCGATCCGCTTGGCGTGTTTGGCAGCCCCGGCGCTGCCTAAAAGGTTAAGGAATTAACCTTACAAGCCCCTCTTCGGAGGGGCTTTTTATTTGCCCTTGCGTTGTTTTAAGTAATTGCGTATAAAGATTTTAAGTCTGGGAACATTCCAGCTATACCGACCGGCCCAGCGGACTTTGCAGACGACGGTATAGCGAGTGCTGCAACACGGAGACAATCCAATGGCTCGCACTACTTTTTCTGGCCCCGTTGCATCTGATAACGGCTTCGAGGGCGATGTCACTGGTAGCGTCACTGCTACTGACCTCACTACGACTGGCACCGTTACGATTGACGGCACCACAGTCATTATCTCTGATCTTCCGACCACTGACCCCGGTGTTGCTGGACAGCTCTATAATGACGGCGGTGTTCTTACCGTTTCAGCTGGCTAATAGGAGACCGTCATGGCTGGTATGCACTCTGACGGCAAGTCGGCAACGCTAACGGAATCCGGCGACATTTTTGGCGGCCCGGCTCGCCTTGCCACAATGTACTTTGTCGCAGGCGCTAGTGCAGGCAGCATTGTTATTCGGGATGGTGGGGCGACTGGCCCGATTTTGCTGGAGATTGCGACTCCGGCTGATCAGTCGGCGCATGGCGTAGAGTTTTACTACACGCCGATTCGTTGCAAATCCAACCCTTATGCTGCGCTGACTAACGTTACGTCAGCGACGTTCTTCTATTATTAGTAGGTGACACCATGCCAATGGGAAAGCCTAAAAACACACGCAGTCGCCCCGATGCTTCTGAGCAGCGCCGAATAAAGGAGTTGCAAGAGCAGATGGAGCGTCATCGTGACGCAGGTCGTGATCAGCGGGCTAATCGCCTGATGGATCAGATTCAAAACTTAGCGGCAGAGGCGTACGAAAAACGCCGTGACGCAGGATATAAACGAGGTGGCAAAGTGAATCGCTCTAACATGAACATGCAAATGACTCGGGGTGACAAAATGGACGACGAAAACAAGAACGCCAGCAAGAAGATGAAGCGCGGCGGCATGACCGACGAGGACAAAAAAGACACTAAGAAGATGAAGCGCGGCGGCATGACCGACGACGATAAGAAAGACACCAAGAAGATGAAGCGCGGTGGCATGACCAAGAAGAAAAACATGAAGCGCGGCGGTAAGGTCAAAGGCGCTGGTTGTGCGACTAAGGGCGTTAAGAAGGCCAAGATTCGGTAATGGCTACAAGCGGCACGACTGACTTCAAACTGGACGTCGCCGATGTGATCGAGGAGGCATACGAGCTCCTCGGTCTTGAGATGCGTACAGGTTATGACGCTCGCAAAGCACGGCGCAGTCTGAATGTCATGTTTCAGGACTGGACCAACCGGGGTGTGAATCTTTGGAAGGTCGAACAGGTCTCAGAGCCTATGGTGCAGGGGCAGGCCCAGTATCAGATGGACTCTGGTGACGTTGACATTCTGGAGTCAGTCGTCCGCCGCGACGGCACTGACTTTACGCTTGAGCGTATTACTCGTGAGGATTACCTCAATCTGCCGCAAAAATCGCAGACGGGCCGTCCTACGCAGATTTACGTTGAGCGCACCGCAGTGCCTAGCTTTTATGTCTGGCCAACTCCCGAGAATAGCTCGGATGTTGTGATCAGCTATCGGATTCGTCGCATTCAAGACGCCAATACGCTGACCAACGATGTGGATGTGCCAAGCCGGTTTATCCCGCCGATGGTCACGGGTCTTGCCTACTACTTGGCGATGAAAGCAGCGCCTGAACGCGCGCAGGCCATGAAAGCTGTGTACGAGGAAGATTTTGCTCGTGCCGCTGATGAGGATAGCGAGCGCGGTTCGCTGTTTATTCGACCCAGCTACCGTGCTTATGGGTACTGACAATGGGTGGTTTTGCATCGGGTAAACACGCACTTGCGATTTGTGATCGCTGCGGATTTGAGTATGACTACTTGCAGATTCGCGAAGAATGGAATGGCAATCGCGTGTGCCCTGAATGTTTTGAGACTAAACACCCGCAGCTAGAGCCCCCGTTCGCCAAAGCTGATGCTGAGGCGCTGCGCCATGCAAGGCCTGATCGAGAAGAGCCGCCGGTCGATACGACCGCTTACGATGACTTTATCAATGGGTTGCCCTGATGTCTGGTTATACTTACACAACGCTACGGCAGGCGATTCAGGACTACACGGATAATACCGAGCAGACGTTCGTCAATAACATCGACCGTTTTATTGAAACGGCGGAAGAGCGCATTCTTAAATCTGTGCCGCTCGAAGTTTTTCGCAAGAACGCGAGCACTAGCATTGTCGCCGGGAATAAGTACGTCCCTAAGCCGACTGATTGGCTGTATTCGTTCTCGTTGTCGATTGGTTCCGGCGACAGCAAAGAGTTTTTGCTGAACAAAGATACGAACTTTATCCAAGAGTTTTGGCCAGATGCGAGTGATACTGGGTTTCCTCGCTACTACGCGGATTTTGATCTAACAAACTTCATCGTAGCTCCAACGCCGGATGACAGTTACGAAGCAGAGCTACATTATTTCTACCGACCTGTCTCGCTGGTCGATGAGCCTTCTGGTGTGACTTGGTTAAGTGAAAATGCTGCTACAGTAATGCTGTATGGGTCATTGGTCGAGGCTTATATATTCATGAAAGGTGAGCCTGATATGATTAGCGCGTACGATCAAAGATTCACACAGGCAATGAGCACTTTGAATGGCTATGCTCAGGCCGCTGAAGGGCTAGACTTTTATCGTCGGAGCAAAGATTGATGTTTGAAGTCTATGTGGGCGACAAACCTTTTGATGTAAAGGTAGCAACAACAAATAATCGAGGGTTTACCCCGGAAGAACTTGCCGATCAAGCGGTAGAGAAAATTGTTTCAGTGTCGGACGACGCTGATCCAGTGTTACGTGAGCAAGCTCACGCTTTTAAAGGTCGTATCCGCAACTTGCTGATACAATACATGCAACAGGCCGCGAAAAGCGACAGAACAACTGTTCGTGCAGCCTTAAACTCATCGGGCCACTCTGATTTGGCTGACATGATCTGGAGACTTTGACATGGCTATCACTCAGGCAATGTGCACAAGCTTCAAGAAAGAGCTTCTTGAGGGCATTCATGATTTCCGTTCGGGCGGTGACACGTTCAAGTTGGCGTTGTTTACCAGTTCAGCTTCGCTTGATGCGACTACCACGACGTTTTCGACGACCAATGAAGTCTCGGGAACTGGTTACACGTCAGGCGGCAACACACTGACCAATGTCAACCCGACTTCGTCTGGCACCACCGCGTTTACTGATTTTGCGGACACTACGTTTAGCTCTGCGACAATCACTGCTGCTGGCGCGTTGATTTACAACTCGACCGAGGCCGATAAGGCTGTTGCTGTGCTGGACTTTGGCGGCGACAAGACCTCGACCAACGGTGATTTTACGATTCAGTTCCCGACTGCTGATGCTAGTAACGCAATCATCCGTATTGCTTAACAAAACGGGTAAACTGGTATGGCTTTAGTTCTAGCAGATCGTGTCAAAGAGACGACGAATACTACTGGCACAGGCGCTATTTCACTTTCGGGTGCAGCAACGGGCTTTCAGTCTTTTGTTGACACTGTAGGTGACGGAAACACAACCTACTACGCGGTCTCATCTGCGCTTGGTAGTGAATTTGAAGTTGGCATAGGCACGTACACTCAGTCTTCGGATGAGCTAAGCCGCGACACTGTGCTGGCTTCGTCTAACGGCGGGTCGTTGGTTGATTTTTCTGCTGGTACTAAAGATGTTTACGTTGTATATCCGGCAGACAAGGCTGTCTATAAGGATGAGTCTGGCGTAGTCCCTGCGACGACGTTTAGCAGTGTTGCTCTCACTTCAGGAACTGTTACCAGCCAGCCAACCACATCTAATGGCATCGCAAATAAAGCCTACGTTGATGAAGTGGCTCAAGGGCTGCGAGCGAAACCGGCTGATGATGTTGCGACAACATCAAACCTCGATGCTACATACGATAATGGTACTAGTGGCGTTGGAGCCACTCTGACCGCCAATAGTAATGGCGCGTTTCCTACTATCGACGGCTATGACATGTCGGTTGGCGAGACTATTCTTGTCAAAGACCAAACTGACCCTCTTGAAAATGGCTCTTATGAGTTAACTGATGCTGGTAGCTCAACTACTCCTTGGGTGCTCACTCGCGCAACGCTGGTAGACGAAACCGACGAAGTTCAAGGCGCTTTCGAGTTTGTTATAAACGGAACAACACTTGCTGGTAGTGGTTTTGTTGCGACAGTCCCAGAAGATTTTCTTATCGGTTCTTCTGACGCTACTTCTGACCCCAATGGATTTACTCAGCGGGGCGACATTGTTTGGGTGCAATTTTCTGGTGCAGGTACATTTACTGCAGGCACTGGACTTGCGCTTGATGGAACGGAGTTTAGCCTCCAGAAACTTGGCATCGAAGACCTTAGCGACCCCAATGCTGATCGTATTCTGTTTTGGGATGACTCTGCTGGCAACGCTGAGTGGCTTTCGGTTGGCTCTAACTTAACGCTTTCAGGAACAACGCTGAGCGCAGACCAGCAAGCGCCGACGGCAGGCACCGCCATCGACGTTTCGGGCACGACGGTTAGCCTTGATCTCAGCGAGCTCACCACATCGACGAGCAACGCGGACGGAGATTTCTTTGTTGTTGTTGATGACGCTAACGCTCAGCGCAAGCTTGCAAAAGGCAGCATTAACGTCTCGGAGTTTAATAACGACGCAGGTTACACTAGCGGCAACGATACGATTACGCTTAGTGGCGATGTAACGGGCTCAGGCACGACGAGCATTTCGGTTACTGTGCAGGATGACAGCCATAACCACATCATCTCTAACGTCGATGGGCTGCAGGACGCACTTGATAACAAAGTCCCGACTTCGCGAACAATCACTGCGGGCACAGGGCTTAGCGGTGGCGGGAATTTAACTGCCGACCGCACGCTGGGTGTTGATCTTAATGAGCTGTCTAGCTCTACCAGCAACGCCGATGGCGACTTTTTTGTTGTCGTGGACTCAGCCGATGGCTCTCAGCATAAGCTGACGAAATCCAACATTAACGTTGGCGGATTTAACAACGACGCGGGCTATCTAACTCAGAATGAAACTATCACGCTTGGCGGAGATGTCACAGGCTCAGGTCGTGACTCTATTACAGTTTCAGTTAACAACGACAGTCACAGCCATACCGGCTCTACGATTAGTGGGCTTGGCACAAGTAACTTTGCGGGCTCTGCGTTGCAGACTAGCGCTGAGGGTTTTACTGACAGCAACACAATAATTATGACTGCTGCGGCGGTTAACGACCGCATTGAGTCTTTTGGCTACAGCACCACTGACGGCACAGTCACAAGCGTTTCTGTATCTGCAGGTACGGGGCTCGGTGGCGGCGGCACAGTCACTAGCTCGGGCACGATTAGTCTTAACGTTGACTTGAACGAGCTTGGCTCATCGACCAGTAACTCGGACGGCGACTTTTTCGCTGTTGTAGATTCAGCCGATGGCTCTCAGCACAAGCTGTCTAAGGGCAGTATCAATATCTCAGGGTTTAACAACGACGCTGGGTTTACGTCTACGACCGCAAATAATGCCAGCATAACAATTAACGCTGGATCGCAGTTGACGGGCGGGGGCACTTTTACTACTGATCAGTCATTTAACGAAACGATTACGGTCGATCATGGTAATACATCTGGGCTAAGTGGAACGTACGGCAGTACATCTAATGCTACAAAGATAGACAACATTACTGTCGACGCTAATGGACATGTAACCGGCATAACCACGGGCGCGACTGGCGACATCGCCGCAGTCACTGCGGGCTCTGGTCTTACGGGTGGCGGGTCAAGCGGGTCAGTTACGCTAAACCATGCGGATACTTCTTCGCAGGGATCGGTAAATAACAGTGGCGGCACCGTCATTCAGGACGTTACGCTGGATGGTTTTGGTCACGTTACAAACCTGAATTCAGTAAATCTTGATGGTCGTTACCTTGGCGCTTCTGATAAAGCTGCTGACTCTAACCTTCTTGATGGCCTTAACTCTTCTCAGTTTTTGCGGTCTGATACAGGCGATACTATAAATGTCGGCAGGGGCGATGTTTATATAGAAAATAATTCTGGCGACAATCAAGATGGCGCGGGAATAACTATTAGAACGTCTAGTAATCCGGGTTCTGGCTCAGAAGGAAGTGTAGGTTCTATATTTGCTGTTAGGTCTAGCGGCCAAGCTACAAGGCTCTGGGTGGGTCAAACTGAAACATCTACGGGGGGTAATAACTTTGTAACTAGAGACATAACAGCTAATGGGGCTATCACTGCCACAGGCGATATTACCGCACACTTCTCGGATGACCGGCTTAAAACCAAGCTGGGTGTAATCGAAGACGCGCTTGGTAAGATCAACTCGTTGGAAGGGTTTTACTACGAGCCCAATGACACAGCAGTTGAGCTTGGCTACGAGCGCGAACGAATGGTTGGTGTTTCGGCGCAGTCAGTGCAAAATGTATTACCAGAAGCAGTCAAAACTGCTCCGGTTTCGGATGAATACTTGACAGTACAGTATGAAAAACTAGTACCGATTCTTGTCGAAGCAATTAAAACACTCTCGGCGCGTGTCGATGAGCTTGAAAGTAAGAGGTAAAGATAATGCCGACGAAGTTGATATCAACTGGTGTTGAGTTTCCTGACGGCACTACGCAAACTAGTGCAGCTGTTTCTGGCTTAGAAGATGGAGTTTTTTCTAAAGCAACCAAACGTCAGGTGGCGTGGAAAAAAACTGGTAATGACACTGCTGAATCAGCAACAGACTTAGTTGTTGAAGTAAATGGTACTGTTGTCGAAATTCCGTCGGGTACTAGTATCCAAATGCCATCCGGTGGATTAGTTGCGGGGACCGATTATGGTATTTTTGCTACAGAGCAAGGAACTTTAGAAGTCTATGAAGCGTTCTCTGGTGGCGGCTTTGTGGTAACGACTGATACGGGAGAAGCTATATCATTCGGTGGCGTGGGTGTTGACCCACAAAAAACACTTTTTGAAGATACTACAATTAACTACCTTGGGAGCACACGGCCTCTAGGTGATACTAACGGCGACGGTACCGTTACCGGCTTTGATGGTTTTTTTGCATCTCAATATGCGGCAGGCACTCTCACCGATCAGGCTGCGATTGATTTTATTGAAAATGGGATGCTGCCCTTTGTAAATGAAAATCCGGCGGCCTATGCTCCTTATTTTGGCGGTCGACCTGAGCGTTTCGTTGGCGGATTCCATTATGCGCCTGGCGGGAATGCTAGCTTTTCACTTGACGCAGGTGATGGCGGTACTACCCCGCAGATAAATGAGTACAGCTTCTACGATCTGAGATGGCGGCCTTCTGTTGCTGACCCGCGTGGGCTGACGCTTGTCGGCGATGGCGCATTTTGGGCTGGCATTTATCTGATGAGCGCAAACCACCTGACCGGCGCGGTGCATAAATACAATGTTGACCCGTGTCGAGACGGCAACCCTCCGCGCCTTCCTGACGACAGCGGAAATTACCCG